TGTGTAGCATTTGACATTTCACCTAGAATGGAAAAATGCATGCCAGGTCAAGTATCAGATGACAGTGGTAGGTTAGGATACTGTTGGATGCACAATTTTAAATGCCATTCAGCTAGAACTTGTAGAACTTGGGCTAAAGGTGGTCCTATTACAAAAGATAGTATATCTTACGATTGGCAAGAACGTAAAGAAAAATAAAATGGATCCAATAGATAAGTTTTTAAAATTATATTCCTATAAATTTCCTAAAGGATATCCTGACATGAATGATAAACAGGATATTTTACTAATGGAAAGTATATTAAAAGAAGAATTTAATATTGTATTAGAAAAAGAACAATCTTACCCAGAATATTATAGTAGATTAACAGATGAACAAAAAGAAATTTTATCTAATAATTTAAATTATAATAAAAATCAAACATTTAAAAGTGGAAAAAAATATACTCCTAAAAGTTTAGATAAAGATGATAATTATACAAAAGAAGATTTAGAAAAAATATTAAATGATTTTGATAAACCCGTATATTTAACTTATGCAAAATCAGCAATAAAATTAAGAACTCCCTTTGGTATAAGAATAATGGGGTTTGATCCTTCAAATATAAAATTAGATAACGATAATTTTCATAGAATGAAAGTTTTGGATCAACTTATTAAAGATAACCCAGACAAAATAATAGTAAAAAGTAAATTGCCCGCGGGGTTAGGATATGAAGAAGCTCAAGTATCAAATATTGATAATGCTGTAAAGGATTTTTTGGAATCTTTTCCTAACCAAAATGACATAGAACTTTTTATTGATATGGAACCTCAGGGGGTTAATATAAATGGTGCTATAAAAAGAAAGGGTTCAGGTAAAGCTGATATTGCATTAACAAACGACAATAAAGAGGTTTACTGGATTAGCTATAAAGAAGGAGCTTACAGGGGTGAGGATGGAACAGTATTATCAAAAATACCATTTCAACAATATGGCTCATTAAAAACCCTTTATGGTACTGAATTTGATGGGGAAATGGCAGAATTTGGTAATTACTTTAATAACTTAGTTAGAGATTTTTTAGATGCTATTAAAGAGTCTAAACAAAATTTAGTATTTAAAGATATTGAAACCGTAGATTATGAAAATGGAAATATTATTAGTAAAACAGAAACTATATCTCTTTCTGGAGTTATATCAAATGATTTTATAAAAGGCGCAACTGGTTTAAAATCTAAAGAATTAACTAATGCTATAAAAAAAGGACCCATTGATATTGTGTTTATAGAATCTGGAGAAAGTTATTATAATGCCTTTGTAAAAGATAATGATCCTAATTCACGATTACTAGCGGGCAAATCCGTATATGGTGTAGATTTTGATTTTAACAATAAGGATTATAATAGTGAAAATTGTAATGTTTTACTCCAAAGTGATGGCACAGTTGAACTTAATGCCATAACTGGGGATGAAGATAATATTATAGGGTTAAATATAGAAATGGAAGGAGGAACTGGGAATGTAATTTTTCATCCTGATCTTCCTACAAGATCAGATGAACCTTTATATGGTTACACACCTGCATTAAATTTAAGACATACAAAATCCCAAGTTTTTGTATATAAATCAAAAGATGGTAATACTACTGCAGTTATAGGAGGTAGATTTTTAATTTATCCTTTAGGGGGGATTGGCAAATCATCAACTGAAATAAAATTATAATATTTATAAACATGACACGCCTACAATCACTAATAAAAGAAGTACTATCACAACCTAAAAAGAAGGACTGTAATTGTGGTTGTAACGATTGTGGGGGTAAAGCCCCAATTCTAACAGAAGGTAAAGTAAAACACCTAATATCAGAAGGTTTACAATACCACATAGATAAAAAAATTCAATTACACGAATCAGTATACAGAATAGGATCCGAAAAACATTTTGAGCTTATAAGAGAAGCAAGAGCACTATGGGTAAGAGGTATAATAGATGTATCTGAAGATGATCAAGCAATATTAGAAACAAATTTAGGCCATTTTGGAATGTATGAAGGTGAGGTAGTACCTTTAGATATGCCTATGGTGAATGAAGAAGAAAAAGACCGGTTTGCTGGTTCAGACCCTAAAGCAGGTTCAACTATACAAGGGACAGGCTTTGATTGGGAAAAAAAAGAAAAATATTATATTACTCGTAATTTAGGCAGAGGACAGGGTATGTCATTGGTTAAAGATGTTAAAAATAATGATAAACCAAAGGAGTTTAAATCATATGAAGATGCTAAAGAAGAAGCAGATAGATTAGAAAGAAATTCTAGAAATATGACAGCATATTTTGTATCAGATATAAATATGAATATATTAAAAGAAGATTATGATCCTGATGCTGAGCAAGATGATGAGGAAGTATTTATGCCTATGGATCATGAGGGCAGACCTTTGGGAGAATCATTAAATGAAAACGAAGCTGCTTTTGAATACAATAAAGCTAGAGCAGGTAGAATTATGAAGGATTTATTTGGACTTGATTTTGAATTTGATTACACATATAAACCTGAGGGTGATAGAATTATAATTCACCCTGAAGGATATAATCCTGATGGTACTTTATTTAATATGAAAGATGTTCATAAAGAAAAAATTATAAGAACATTCCAAGATAAAATGCCAAAGGCTCATGCTCAACCTAACATGGGTGGAGGTATAACAGTACATTTAAGAGGATTTTCATTAGAAGAAAGAATAAATAGCATTCTAGAAGCCAAAAAGAAAAAGAAAAAGAAAAAAAAGAAAAAAGACCCACCAATAGGCAAACCAAAACGAGGTGGATCCAAAGCATACTATGTATATGTTAGAGACCCAAAAACTAAAAAAATTAAAAAAGTTTCATTTGGATCAGGTGGTTTAAAGGCAAAAATTAGAAATAAAAAAGCAAGAAATGCTTTTGCAGCTAGACATAGATGTAAAACAGCTACTGATAGAACTACAGCTAGATACTGGTCATGTAGACTACCTAGATATGCAAAACAACTAGGTTTAGGATCAAACATGAACACGTTTTGGTAGAAGATAACCCCTATATTGATAAAAGTAATACAAGAACATTTTCCAAAGACGTAGATGAAATGTCTTTAATATGGCACACAGACCAAGAAGACAGAACAGTAACAGTATTAGAAGGCAAAGGATGGCAATTTCAGCGCGATAATGAGCTACCTTTGGAACTTAAAGAGGGAGTTAATATATTTATACCAAAGGGCCAAATCCATAGGGTAATAAAAGGTTCTACGGATTTAAAACTAAAAATAGAAAAATGAACGATTTTAATTTAAAAAAATATTTAGCTGAAGGTAAGCTATTAAAAGAAGGTTTAAAACTAGAACAAAACCCATTTGACCAACAAGGTTTATTTTTAAGTAGTGATGGTGGAAGATCAGGTGTATTCATTACTACAGATTTAGACTTTGATATTACAGATTATGAAATGGATGGAGATGAAGAAAGAGGAGATTTAAATGGGATGGATGTTAGAATAATAACAGTATACGGATAAAAAATAGAAAAATGAAAAATTTAAACGAAAACATAGGTGGTCAAATAGAAAATGAGTTCCAAGATTGGCTCGATATGATGTATACAGATAAAGATTACCCTGAAATAGAAACTCTTGAAACAGTTATAGACTATGCTCAAGATACTTTAAGAGATTATCGTGCAGATTATACTGTATTTGAGAGTAAAAAAATAGAAAATTTAAACGAAGGCAAAAATAAAAAAGGTAAAATGACCTACGAAGCAGCACTTAGAGAAATAGATGCTCAATCAGCTATCGTAGCAATGGAAGCTAAAATCGAAAAGCTAAAAGAAATGGCTGAAGCTAAAGAAACTAGACTTAACATGGTAAGCGAAGATGAAAATTTATCTGAACTTATAGATAAAAGAGCCATGAATGAAATGAAAAAAGAAATCAAGCAAATTAAAAAAATGCAAGAAAAGCTTGAAAGACTTTATGAAAAGAAAAATGGTAAAAAGCCTGAAGTAATAGATGAAGATGAGGAAATGAATGAATATGATAGTTCTACCCAAATGATCCCAGATAAAAAAGAAGATGGAACTTATGATATGTCTTCAGTTGGTATGAAAGAAGAAGAAATAGATGAAGCTCATTGTACATCCGAAGAAGATGATACTGATTCCATGAATGAAGAATTTTTAAGAATGCAAAAATTAGCGGGTATTATTTCTGAAGAAGAGTACAAAAAAAAACTAAATGAAGAATCTGCTGGTGTTTTTAGTGGGTGGGCAGATGATATGTTAGGTATGGAAGAGCCTACTTTCCCAAAAGGAACAGAATTAAGACTTAGATCTAAAGCTGACGCAGGTAAAACTAAGTTAGAATATTATTTTCAATTAGCGGATAAAAAAGGAGATGGAAATCTTCAAGTGTATATAACTGTAGGAGATGAACCTTCAATTAAATACAGAGCAAATAATCTTGATGATAATAAAGTAAAAGCTTACTTAGAAAAAAGAAAAGATGATTTTGTAAGATATTTTGATTTTATAGCTCAACAAAATTCAAAAGAAGAAATGGGTAAAAAATACCATGTTGGAAGTGGTTATGAAGATAAAGTAACCGATGAAGATGTAGCTTCTATAAAGGATGGAATAAAAAAATTAAAATCACTTAAAATAGAAACTTTACCTCCTCGTTAAACCTAATAAAATGGCTTAAAACAACCTATACAGACTGATTCATAACCAGTCGCTTTAAAAAATTAATTAGACAGTTGTGGCGTCTCTTTTGGAGATGCCACTTTTTTTTTGTATATTAACCCAAAAAACTTAAATAAATAAATGGAAGTAATAGCAATGGTAGGAGCAGGAGTAGCAAACATAAACGCAGCTACTAAGCTCATAGACAATGGATATAAAGGTAAAATAAAAATTATAGACATGGGTAAAAATCCCCATGATAGATTACCTGAAGAAGTAATGACAGGAATGTTAGGTGCAGGTGGGTGGTCAGATGGTAAATTAACTTACCACACAGGTGTAGGAGGTCAATTATCAAAATATTGTGGAGATGAAAAAGCAATGGAGCTAATGGATCAGGTAATAGAAAATTTTAAACGTTTTCACCCTAAACCAGAGGCAGTACAATGTTCAGATCCTCAAGCAGAACCCGAATTTATAAAGCCATATTTTGGTTTAAAATTATTTCCTGTATGGCACGTTGGTACAGATTATTTACACGAAATAGGTAAAAATTGGTATAAATATTTATTAGACAATGGTGTAGAATTTTATTGGGAAGCTAAGGTTAGTGACATTAATTTTAAATATAATGAAATAATATTTAATTCAGTTAAACCAGAATTTTCTCAAATGGATGATGATAGTTTATTTTATGATAAATTAATATTTGGTGTAGGTAAATCAGGTATTGATTTTGGTAAACGATTAGCTGAAAGATACAAATTACCTACTGAACCTAAATCAGTACAAATAGGAGTTAGGTTTGAGGCACCCCAAAAACACTTTCAAAAACTAATAGATATTTCATATGATTTTAAATTATATAGAAAATATGAGCACAAAGGTGTATCACTAAGATCATTCTGTACAAATAATAATGCTGCCTATGTAGCAGCAGAATACACATATGGAGATTATAGTTACAATGGCCATGCTAAAAAAGATGAAGCATACCGTAATGATATGACTAATTTTGGTATATTAATGGAAATTAGAGGTATAGATAAACCATTTGATTGGTCTAGAGAAGCAGTTAAAAAACTACAGGTAGATGGTAAAGGTACATATTATTCTCCTTCAAATAGGGTACCATCTAAAACATCAGAAGGTGATTATGTTAAAACTCATGTAGTAGATAGTATAGAACCATTATATAAAGCACTAGGTGAATATGCTTTTTATATAGAAGATTTTATAGAAGATATGCAAGAAGTATTTCCAACATTAGGAGATGATTGGGGGATATACATGCCTGAAGTAAAATACCTATCACCTGAACCATTAGTAAATTATGACAATTTAAGTTTAGTAGATTATTCTAATATACATTTTGTAGGTGATGCCTTATCAGCAAGAGGTATAACAGTATCAGGGGCACAAGGAATATATGTTGCCGAAAGTATAATAAAAGGACAAGAAAAAGAATACGATGATTATTTTGAACACAGTTTGTTTATTTAAAAAATCTTTCGTATATTCACAATAAAACTAAGTATGGCAAAAAAAGAAAAATTTTACGAATATAAAACAATAAGAGTTGGTAATGCATATCACCATTTATTTAGAGGTGGAGAAAATGAAAATTGGATTCATCATAATCCAGATGGTCCTGCTATTCAAAGGGTAACAGAGGGTGATAAAAGCGTAGAAGAAAAATATTATATTTTTGGTCATGAAAAAACTAAAGATGAGTTTAAAGAATATAATCAAGAAAAAGAGGGCTTACCATGGTATAAAAATCCATCAATGAAAGCTGTAGCAAGATTTTAATTATGAAAATAGGTTTTTGTGGTACAATGAGTGTAGGTAAAACTACACTAGTAAATAGTTTAAAAAGTTTACCTGAATTTAATAATTATGAATTTAGAACAGAACGTTCCAAATACTTAATGTCACTAGGTATTCCATTAAATACTGACTCTACACTAAAGGGTCAAACAGTATTTCTATCAGAACGATCGGCTGAGTTAATGCAAAAAGACATTATTACAGATAGAACAGTTTTAGATGTTATGGCATTTGCACACTGTTCAAATTCAATGAATTACGTAGAAAAAGAAAATTTTATACAATTAGCTGCTTGTTTAGTTCATGAATATGATTATATATTTTATGTTTCACCTGAGGGGGTAGATATAGAAGATAATGGAGTTAGAGAAACAAATGCTGAGTATAGACAAACCATAGATAATTCTATAAGATATTTTATTACTAGATATGGTACTAGAATTAAAAACTTAATTCAAATTAAAGGTACCACAGAAGAACGTATTAGAGTTATACAGGAGACACTTTCTCCACAATATGTATAACAAATACTTTACAATGAAAAGATCTGAATTAAAAGAAGCAATCAAATCAGAAATCAAATCTGTATTATCTGAAAATAGATACGATATAAATGACCCTAATTCACCCTTAGGTAGACTTAACGATGAATATGAATCAAGTGGTTTAAAAGGTATAGTAGATAAATATGGTCTTGATGTTGTTTTAATGATGTTATCAAGTGGAGAATATGGAGATAGGTTGAATGAGGCAATGTCTGATGAAGAAAGAGAAGATAAACTCCAACAAGCTAAAAGAGGTGGGGGAAAAGAAAAACCACTTAGAAAATTAGCTGCTATAGGTAAAAAATCAGATGAAGAAGAATTAAAAGAAGCTATGTTTAATGAAGATGCAGTATTAGAAGATGTCATGCTTGCTATAGATCTTCACTTAGATGGTCAAATAGATTATAATGAAATGTCTAGAAGAGTAGAAAATCTCATCTCAGGAAAAATAAAACCAGATTTTAAAGTAATGAACGAGGGTACTTGGAGTGTAGGAACAAAGGAACAAATCGGAAACTTTATAAAAGATGTAGAAAAAATAAAAATCCATTATAATGATATAGTGGGTGATGATGAGGTGTATAATGGTTTAGATAGTGCAGTATTCCGTGCTGAAGAAATGATGGAAATGGTTGCTGAAAATAAATCTGATCTAAGAGAGAAAGAAATGACTGATGCTGAAAAGAGAAAAGCAGCAGAAAAAGATGCCAAAAAAGAAAAAAAGTTTGCGAGTAAACAAAAAGAAGCTGAAGACTTAAAAACAAAAATAGAAGATAAAAAAGCCGAAATGGTTAAAAAAGCTAAAGAATATAAAGCGGCTGAAGGTGAAAAAAAGGAAAAAATTAAGGATCAGTTAAAGAAAATGACAGCTGAAAGAGATGAACTCAATAAGCAGCTAGAAAAACTTAAAAGAGTAGAAATTTAAAAAATAAATTTTGAAAAGTATATTCAAAAATTTTCAATCCCTAATCATAATAGGGTTAATAATAGTTATATTTTTACTTAGAGAGTGTAGGGGAAACAGAAGCCCAATCCCAACAGAACCTGTAAGAGTAGTAAAAGTAGAAACTAAATATGATACTATTGTAAAAGAAGTAAAATCATATGTTCCCAAATATGTAAAAAAAATACAATGGAAAACCAAAACTGTACATGATACAGTAGAAATACATGATACAGTTCCTGCGGATACTTTATCTATAGTAAAGGATTATCTTTCAGCCCGCATTTATAATGATACTTTAAAAGAAGATAGTGTTACACTTATTATAAATGATACAATATCTCAAAACAGGATAGTATCTAGAAATATCAAATACAGTTTAGTATACCCTACAACAATAATTCAAACAGAACGTGAGGTTAATAAAAGGGAATTGTACCTTGGTTTTGGTATAGGTGGAGACAGACAGCAATTAAGCTTTGTGGGTAGTGAATTATTATTAAGAAATAAAAAAGAACGAATATATGGGGTAGGATTAGGTATAAATCAGAATTTTGAACCAATTTTAACCTTCAAAATGAGTTGGAAAGTTAAAATGCCAAAACTAAGAAAACCTAAAATCACTATTCCATTAGGCATAGATCCTACAGTTGAATGAGTGATATCAAAAAAGTAATAAGACAAGAATATTTAAAATGTGCTTCTGACCCAGTACATTTTATGAAAAAATACTGTTTTATACAGCATCCTCAAAGGGGCAGAATTCAGTTTTCATTATTTCCATTTCAAGAAAAAATGTTAACTTTATATAGAGATAATCCCTATTCTATAGTTTTAAAATCAAGACAATTAGGTATATCTACTTTATCTGCGGGATATTCTTTATGGATGATGCTTTTTAATAAAGATAAAAATATACTTTGCATAGCTACAAAACAAGAAACAGCTAAAAATATGGTTACAAAGGTAAAATTCATGTATGAAAATTTACCTTCATGGCTTAAAATAGATGCAACTGAAAATAATAAACTAAATTTACGTTTAAAAAATGGATCCCAAATTAAAGCAACCTCAGCGGCATCAGATGCAGGTAGATCAGAAGCAGTATCTTTGCTAATAATAGATGAGGCAGCATTTATTGAAAATATAGGTGAAATATGGGCCTCAGCACAACAAACACTAGCAACTGGTGGTGGTTGTATAGCAATATCTACTCCTTATGGTACTGGGAATTGGTTTCATCAAACATGGGTTAGGGCAGAAGAAAAAGCAAATGATTTTTTACCTATAAGGTTACCATGGTTTGTACATCCAGAAAGGGATCAAGCATGGAGAGATAGACAAGATGAATTACTAGGTGATCCTAGAATGGCAGCACAAGAATGTGACTGTGATTTTTCAACATCAGGTGATGTTGTATTTTACCCTGAATATATAGAATTTTATGAAAAAACTTACATTAAAGATCCTCTTGAGCGTCGTGGAGCTGATAGAAATTTATGGGTTTGGGAACCATGCGATTACTCGAGAACGTATATGGTCGTTGCTGACGTCGCTAGAGGAGACGGAAAAGACTACTCAGCATTCCACATTATAGATGTAGAAAATAATGTACAAGTAGCAGAATATAGAGGTCAATTAGGTACAAAAGAATATGGACATTTACTAGTAGGTATAGCTACAGAATACAATGAAGCACTATTAGTAATAGAAAACAATAGTATAGGTTGGTCTACAATACAAACAGTTATAGATAGAGGTTATCAAAATCTCTATTATTCACCTAAGAGTGGAGAAGTAAGAGCTGATTCGTATTTTGACCAATATATGGATACATCAAGAATGGTAGCTGGATTTACTATGTCATCTAGAGTTAGACCTATGGTAATAAGTAAATTTCAAGAATATTTAAGTGATAAAGGTGTAACATTTCAAAGCAAAAGGTTATTAGAAGAAATGAAAACTTTTATTTGGAGAAATGGTAGACCTGAAGCACAACAAGGATATAATGATGATTTAGTTATGTCATTTGGAACTGCAATGTACATGAGAGACACAGCATTTAAATTTAAACAACATGGAGTAGACTTAACTAAAAATATGCTTCAAAACATAGCTTCATCTAAAACACATTATAATGGAGCTTATCAAGCATCTAAGGATCAAAATCCATGGCAAATAGATAACCCATACTCTAACGGAAAAGAGGACATTCGTTGGCTTCTATAATATTTATACAATATATATATCATGGCAGATACAAGATTATTTTCAAGACTTAAAAGATTATTTTCAACCGATGTAATAATTCGTAACCAGGGTGGTAACCAACTTAGGGTTATGGATGTTAATAAAATCCAGCAATCTGGAGAATATGAAAATAATTCATTAGTAGATAGATTTAATAGGTTATATTCAACATCACCTACTTCATTATATGGTTACCAAAGTAACTTTAATTATCAAACATTAAGACCCCAACTTTATTCAGAATATGATGCTATGGATACTGATGCTATTGTAGCTTCTACTTTAGATATTATAGCGGATGAAAGTACTCTTAAAAATGAAATGGGTGAAGTATTAACTATTAGATCTTCAGATGAAAATATTCAAAAAATATTATATAACTTATTTTATGATGTTTTAAATATAGAATTTAATCTTTGGCCTTGGGTTAGAAATATGTGTAAATATGGAGATTTTTTCTTAAAACTAGAAATAGCAGAAAAATTTGGTGTTTATAATGTTATACCTTATAACGCATATCACATTGAAAGACTAGAAGGAAGTGATCCTGATAATCCAGCTGATATAAAATATGTATTTAATCCTGAAGGGGTTTCAGCAGGAGGATATGGCTATTATAATGTTCCTACTACAAATAATGTTAGTGGGAAAGATATTATATTTGATAATTATGAAATGGCTCACTTTAGATTACTTACTGATACTAATTTCCTCCCATATGGTAGATCATATATAGAACCAGCACGTAAACTGTTTAAACAATACACATTAATGGAAGATGCGATGTTAATACATCGTATAGTAAGAGCGCCGGAAAAGCGAATATTTTACATCAACGTAGGAAATATACCACCTGCAGAAATAGAAAACTTCATGCAAAAAACTATTTCAAAAATGAAAAGAACTCCGTATATGGATGAAAAAACAGGTGAGTACAATTTAAGATATAACATGCAAAACATGTTAGAGGATTTTTATATTCCAATTAGAGGTAATGATACAGCTACTAAAATAGATACTACCCCAGGATTACAATATGATGGTATTGCAGATGTAGAATATTTAAGAGATAAACTATTTGCTGCTTTAAAAGTACCAAAGGCATTTATAGGATATGATGCTGATACAGATGGTAAAGCTACATTAGCAGCTCAAGATATTAGATTTGCTCGTACAATAGAAAGAATTCAAAGGATATTAGTATCAGAATTACAAAAAATAGCATTAGTACATTTATATACTCAGGGTTATAAAGATGAAAATTTAACAAATTTTGAATTAGGTTTAACTACACCATCAATTATATACGATCAAGAAAGAGTAGCACTAATGACAGAAAAAATGACATTAGCTCAATCAATGATAGATAGTAAAATTATCCCTACAGATTGGATTTATGAAAATATATTCCACTTTAGCCAAGATGAATTTGATGAATACAGGGATTTAGTCCAACAAGATGCTAAACGTACATTTAGATTATCTCAAATAGAAGCAGAAGGTAATGATCCATTAGAAACAGGTAAATCTTACGGTACACCCCATGATTTAGCTTCATTATATGGTATGGGAAGAACACAATCAGACCCAGGTAATATACCAGATGGATATAATGAAAAAGAACCATTAGGTAGAAAAAAAGAAAAATTAACTGATAGAGGTAAACAAGAAAATGCATTTGGTAAAGATCCATTAGGTAGAAAAGCTGCAAAAGGTAGTAATGATACCGAATCTAATAGATTAAGACCAAAATTTAAAGGTGGTTCTCCACTAGCAATGGAACATCAAGAAATGTTAAAAAAAGTACCTGGACCTAAAAGAACTGGAAAAAAATTAGTTTTTGAAGAGGAAAAAAATGGAAATGGGCTGTTAGATGAATCACAATTGAAAGAATAAAATATTTTTATATATTTATAAATAAACCAAACTGCGCAGAATGAACATAAAACATTCAAAGTACAAAAATTCTGGTATTCTTTTTGAATTATTAGTACGTCAAATTACAGCTGATACCCTAGATGGTATAGATTCCCCAGCAAGAAAGATACTAAAGGGATATTTTGTCAAAACTGAATTAGGAAGGGAATACAAGTTATATGAACAATTGGCTAAGCATACTACAGTATCTGAAGCTAAAGCTAATTTAATTTTGAATTCACTATTAGAATCTTCTTTAAATTTAAATAGAAGTGCTTTAAGAAGACAAAAATATAACTTAATTAGTGAAATTAAAAAACATTATGATTTAACTAAGTTTTTCAAGCACAAACTTCCAAATTATAAAACACAAGCTGCTTTTTATATGCTTACTGAAATTAAAGCAAATAAAGAGTTTTCTAATCCTGATTTAGAAATATCTCATAAGCTTACTATCTTAGAACATTTATCTGAAAAACCTATAGTTAAAGAACAAAAGGAAACTGTAGTAGATGAATTTCAAAAATATGATAAAACTTTAAGAACATTAACTTATAGAGTACTACTTGAAAAATTTAATGAAAAGTATGACACGTTATTAGAACCACAAAAAGAAATACTTAAAGAACTTATCACATCAATAGATAATACACCTAGGTTAAAAGAATTTTATAATACTAAAGTAAACGAAATTAAAACTACTTTAGAAGAATTAAATACTAAAGTAACAGATAAAGTTACTAAAATCAAAATAGAAGAAGTAATTAAAATGCTTCCTACACTAGACAAAACAGCTAAAGTTAAAGATGACGATTTAACTAACTTGTTACAATACTACGATTTAATACAAGAAGTAAAAAATGTACAAGTACAAGCTTAAAGAAATAGAAGTAGGTGACACTGATATAAGAAAAGGTGTAAAAACAACAGTATCAGATGTTGATCCTGAAACAGGTGCAATTACATATGATGTTGAAAATGTAGCTGATTTTTCTTCAACATATAATGCATTGCAACAAGCTAGAGAATTTTTAGACACATTAGAAAAAACGGGTAATGCTAAAAATGATACTACAATAGATAAATTTGCAGAAGACATAGCAAAATTATTTAATGCATTTAGGTCTCACATTAGAAAAAATTATCCTGAAGAATATAAAAGAGTATTAAGGTTAAAAGAATCCATTAATGAACAATTTGAACAATGGACTCAGGGAGATGTTATAAATTTAGATAAATCACTAAGATTAGCCCTCAAAACATTTAATAATCTTGTTAGAAATTTAGAAAAATTAGAAGGGGAATTAAGTAAACATAGTAATAAACCCCAAGGTGATATTTTACAATCAATGACACCTAATTCTTTTGACTATCAGGGGACACAAAAGAAACTTCTTAAATTATATAATGCCCTTAATAACATATTTGGAAATGTCTTAAAAGAAAATGCTCTACAAGGCCCCGAAACTAAAGAAGTTTATGAAATAGGAGATACTATTATCTATCAAAAAGATGATATAGCAAGATCAGGTAAAATTGAATTAAGAACCCAAGATTTTGATTATTATGTAAGTGATGATAGTGATGGTAAAGGATACATTGTAAAAAGAGAAGACATAATAGGTTTAAACTTAGAAGAACAATCATCAACTTCACAAGGTGGATTTGCGGCAGCTGGTGGAAGTGGAGCACAATACGCAACACCTTTTGCATTTAGAAAGAAAGGTAAAAAAGGACCTAGTATTTATTATTATAAACTAGGATATAAACCCGTACCTAAAATTGTACCTAAATCCTATGATATAAAAAAATTATTTTAAAAGTAAGATATGTATAGATATAGATTAACAGAAAATACAGATCGCAATAAATTTCAAGGTAAAAGAATTGCAGCTTTTAAAGAAATAGAACAACGATTAAATAAAATTTATCCTCTTTTGTCTAATGCAGAAGATGAAACAGCAAAATACTACAATGAGAATCCAGGTTCATATGCTATAGTTTATTCAACAGACTACATATTTGAATTACTAGATGAAATTGAAGCAAAATTAAATATATAAAAATGAGAACATTAACCGAACAATACAGATCAGTAAAAGAAGGTAAAGGCCCAAAGGATGTTTTTCTTAAAGAAGCAAAACGTCAATTTCCTAATCTAGTAACAAATAAAGCTACATTTAAGGAAGCATCTACAATACTGAAGCAAAAGGGCATTATTTCAGAAAATTTTGTAGGCATGCCTATGGTAGGAAATCCAATAGAAAGAAAAAAAGAATCTTATGAAACAGCATTTGCAAACTTTTTAGCTGAAGCAGAAGCAAAAGCTGAAGA